CGATACATGTCTTACCATCAAAAGTAAATACCTTTGACATTTTGAGGTAAACATCTTCACCAATAAAGATAAATATATCTTCATTGATACGTGTTAGGGTGTTTCTTTGTTTTGTTAATTCTTGAACATCATTTTCTTTCATAGTTTATAGTTTTACATTACGAAATATGGTTATTTGACAGCCTTATAATCGATAATCTCAAATCCACCGGGAAAGTCATCATCACAACGGATAAGAAGTTTATAGGCTGTTTTCTTTTGGAACTTATAATTAAATTCAATCCATGTATCTATTATATGCCTTGATCCCTCAATAGGATATTCTATATGTGAGAAGTTATCATGTAATTCGGCATATTTTATTTTCTTTATCAATATTATATCCCAGCAATACACGAACACTATCATACGTGTATCTTTATCTTTAAGCTTAATATCATTGAATGATCTGGCCACTCTTATCACTTTACCACCAATATTGATGCTCATATTATTGTCATCTATAAGCCATAAATAATCAGGGGTATATATTGTTTGTGTATGTGTATTAAGTATCCTGTTACTGCTCAATAGGTAAACACCTTTAGCTATTTCTCTAACTATAGATTCTCCATTCATAACTATAAATATTTGTGAATAAAAAAAGAGGAACCAGGTTAACAGCAAAAAACCCGATTCCTCATCATGACAAGGATTAATAGACTAGGCGAAGACTATTCTCCCGAAGCATATTGTGGAGCTGAGGGGATTCGAACCCCTGTCCAGTCAGCAATCATATCCAACATTAACCAATCATAAAAACCTGCTATGAAAACCTATTCGAACTAGGTAAATGCCAGGATATTCTGTTCCGAGGCATCCTGGTTTGCCCGGCTGATTATGCAGCTACCTTGAGCTGCTGGTCAGCATGAAGAGATATTATATTCTCGTCATTTAATTGATTGACAGAAAAGTTAAAGAGATTATCTGTCATTGCTCTGATTGTGTTGGGTAACTCAATACTGCTGTCGATACCAATGTCAGCCCCAAAGAACGTGTTGTAAAAATAGATAATTATTCCATCTCATCATAATCTTTTTTATTAGCTATGAGGAATTCATATTCATCTTTACTAATTTCCAGGTAATTAAACCACTTGGATAACAGATTAAGTAATATCTTTGGATCATCGCCAAGCTTGTATTTACAGAGATCAAACTTAACCTGTTCTTTATCTGTATATATCTTATACATAAGGTGATGAACACCCTTACGATAATATTCTATGACGACACCACCAAATAGATAATATTTATACATATTTTAATCGAATTCAATAATTCTACCTATCCCATTAGGTCCTGTAGAAATACTTTTAATCTTTCTATGTATCTTTTCAAATTCATTGACAGGCTTGTAATCTGATGTTAGATTCCTTTTATACATTTCATGGCCTATGTAGTAAAGATGTCTTTCAAGAGCAAGCTTTCTATTCATTGATTCATCCATTGCCATATCTGCATAATAAGAAGCTATGGTATCAGAGTTAGGAGCAAGTGGTCCGAGGACAAAAGAAACCATCTCTTCACATCCGTTAATTTTATCAAGTATATAATTATAGATATTAACAAGATGTTTATCTGATATATCTGATATCTTTATCTTAGAACCATTTTTAGTAGTCCAAGCATAATCGGAATGATCTTTATATGGAGTTTTATATTTTTCCATTATTCTGTCATTTCATCAATAACTTCATCATATACTTTCTCAGGAACGAAATAGGCACTAGATCCATACTTTTGCATCCCTATATCATCACATATAAGGTGACAATCTGATCTGCCCATAAAATATTGGCTCTCCGGCCACTGAACTATTATATATTTATTCATCATCAAATATTTCGTTATAAATCACATAAATAATAACAATAATAAAAATAGCAAAGATCAATATAAGCATTCCAAAAAGTGTTCCGATAAGTTTGTCATCTATAGGTTCATCAAATGATTGTGTGAGAAAATTACCAAGGTAGTATGATCCTACAAAATAACCTATTGTTGTTATGGCAAATAAAACTTTTTTTAATTTATTCATATATTTAATATTTATCTATTTGTACTTCAGGATCTATCTCTCTGATAAGATAACGCATATAAGTAATAGCACTATGTTTGCTATCATAGTCTTTAACATACTTTGTTTCTTTTGTCAAGATTACGATTGCATGTCTGTCATGATGTTTTAAATAATTATATGATACATTAATTATTGACATTACAGGGATCCAATCGTCTTTGTCAATTTCTATCATTCTCATTGTTTACCTCCTCACTTTCTGGTATTGTATAATTAGTTGGTACATCACCTATTTTACCAAGCTGAAATTCATATCTTGATAAATAGATATATTCATATTGTATCTTTCCATCTTTAGTGTAATCGAAAGTAGCTTTTTTTATTCCCCACTTCATAAAGAAATGATGAAATGTTAATGCTGTTAGTTCATTCATAATTAAATATTAGTATCATTATTATCTTGATATTCATGATCATTTATCCTATTAAGAGCATCATCACACCATTTACGAACACTTACTGATAGCTCGTCAAATGAATGTTCAAAAGGATATTCAGGATTAAGAAAAGTGTCAACAAATTCAGGATCTTTATCCCATATCATTGTTATCTTTCTCATTGATAGAACCATCAATGGAAGATATGTCCTGAGCATATCGATAATATCTTCACTATCTACGAGTGTATATTTATCTTCTGCCATAGCTTGAATATTGCTGTTCTTGTCAATTTGTACTTGCTTATCTCAACAAAATTATATTTGAATGTAGATAATGGTCCTGGTTCAATTATGCCATTATCAATCAATATCTGGGCCATTCCTTCATTTTCTGAATAGTCCTTGACAAATACTTCATTTGAAGCACATCTTAGCTCAGGAAGGTTTACAGTGCATGTAGCGTATGGTTCAGCAGTGATAGGATCAGTGATGAACATAGCTCTGCGTAAATTCGAATATTGAGCACCATCTAAACGATAGCTTTTGTCATTAATCTTTATCATTATCATAATCTATATGTGTTTTGGTTTCATTTATTCCGGTTATTACTCTCTTATGCCAGGCTGAATAGTATCCCTGGCAATAAACCTTGTATTCAGTCATTATATTATCTCTAAGGCTTTCACGTTGATAGATAACAAACCTGCCAACAGTAAACATATCACATTTGACAGGTTGAGGATCACCTATGCTATGTAATGGTGATAGCACAAGGAAAAACAGAAATATTAATCTTTTCATAATTATTATCTGATAACAGATGGTATTTTAATATTTAACATGTTTTTACCATATAAAAGAGCTACATAATCATTATCATAGTCAGTGACATCGATAAGATCATCATGTATCTTCATTATATTACTAACAATGAGACCTGTATCATCGAGATAATACTTTGCACCCTTAGGAATTACAAATGGATATGTTTTGAGATATTGAAACTTGGCAAATCTCTTTGGACTTATTGCAGCATGAAAACCATTTTGTATAATCCTTGATTCAGGATAACGTAAACATTCCAATGTAGTAAACCCTACAAAATAATATTCACGACATGTAAAATCATATACATGAATAATATATCTCTTAACAAGTTTATTTTTATTGGTAAACATCATCTTCTGTTTATATGTAACACCTTTCTTCCAGTAAAAGTGATTGTATGGTGACATGTATTCAATGATATTTTCATCATTTGTCATAACAGGATTGACCTTAATCTGTTTAAACACCACTATATCTTTTTTAGCAGTGATTGATTTTTGTTGTCTTGTTATTAAGCACATAATATTACCATTTAAAATGATTTGATTCGATTAACGTAGTGGATAATGGCTGAATTTATTTACCATTACATTTTCCATAGCAATAACAGAACCATCTTGATTGGCTATGATAACATCATTGTCACCATCACCATCAAGATCACCTATAGCTACAGTTGTTACATTATATGCGTCAGCACCACTAAAAAATTTGATAACACCAAATTCATTAAATTGGTAATCACCAAGCTCATCATTTATTCTTGCATCATTATTAGACATTTCTATCTGTTTCGCACTCTTAGGAGTGCATGATGATAAAAGTCCTGTGACAAGAACAAATAGAGCTAACAGGACAATAAATGCTAAGGGATAAATTCTCTTTTTCATAGTTTTAAGTTTTATTCAGTTGCTTTTTTGATCGCTGCTTCTGCCTTATTGAATATAGATTCAAATTTACCAGCTTGTGAATCTCTACTTGAAGCCATCCATTGATCTATAATGCGTTTATATTCCATAAGGCTGTTTAGTGCCTCAAGCATTTCAGGTGCTGCTGCAATAAGCTTGGCATTGTCTTGAGTCACGTTTTCTCCTGCTTGGTTTACAATTATAGCTATAAGTGTTTCGCCATCTATAGATTCAACATCAAAGTTGTTTTTCTCTTTAACAATTACCCATTCTCCGGGTGTGTGTTGTGTTTTCATAGTTTTATTCTTTATGTTTTATCAACATTAATAATCCAGTGTAGCAAACACCAACACACAAGGCTATTATAAACACATGTATCATGATGTTTGGTATGTCATGATTACCCATGAAGAGAGATATAAATAGAGCAACTATACAAGCGAGTGATAGCAATATCAGTAACAGGTAATATATTCTCTTCATAGTATTAATTATTATCGTTTAACCATTTTCTTATTATAAGAATGCGATTCTTGTAATCATCAATCTTACGTTGATTTCTTTTATCCTTGGGTAGTCTCATCTCTTCGCGTATCTGGCAGCTATAAGACTGCATACGCTTTTTTAACATAAACTTTGTTATGTCATTCATTTGCTCAACTGATTTTTTATATTTATAGATGATATTTTTCTTATCATATTTATCTTCGTACATGATTTAATTATTTATTTATATAGTTATACACACTAACATTAAAACAATATATTAAAAATAGGCTGAATTGCTACATCACTGACAATCAAACCAAAACCCAATCAATCAAATCATCATGAGAAAACATAACCCAAAACACCCAGTTATCATACATAAACCGCTCAACGCACAACAACCAGGAGAACAGGTCAAGTGTAACAATCCAGCCATATCATTATAATTATCAACAACATTATTATACCATCATACATCATATAGATATACCTATGATATGAAGGTGCTTCCAGCACGTGTACTCACCAATCGCTCTGGCAAGGCCAAACGATGGGCGCTTGAGGCATGTTGACGTTATTGTGATGTGTTGAATGGATAAGCTCTGGAACGAGCTAAAATGAGCTCTCAAGCACCCAAATTTGACCATTCTATTCCGATAGAACATGTCAAAACAGGCAAAAAAGACCTATAATGACACTAAATCGATACTTTTGGTTAAAAAACGCACTAAATCCCTGTATTCATAAGAAAAAAAAAGCACCCGAAGGTGCTTATTTCTACGATGCAAGACTCAAGAATGTTCTTACTCTGCCTTTTTCTGCTCTGAAGTCATATTTTAGCTTCAAATTTTCAGGCTTAGAAATGATGTTTTCTACTTCATCACTCAAAGCAATACCAATTCTCTGGTATTTGTCTCCTGTTTTTGTATTGACTATATTAACAAGTATTTGAGGGAAAGCCCTTTGTTCCTCGTTCCTTTCATAGTCAATAACATTCATCACAATATCGGTTTTACCGTCAATTTCTTGCGTAACGAATTCACCCGAATATAATCCCTCAGGAATATTTGGGATTGGCTTTGTAATGATAACGCCGTTTTTTTCCAGCTCTGCAAGTACTTTTTTACCTGCCTCGAGACCTAAATTAAATTTTTTCATTTGTAATTAGTTTAATTAATAAAAGATAGTTATTTGTAGCAATACAATAGGCTGCACCATCGCCGACAGACGGCGGAGCGCCCAGCATTGCTGGAACCATAGAGGGGTTATTATGAGGTGTTCCCTTCTCTCTTTTATATGGTTGGGGGGTGGTCTCTTTTGCTTTGTTTGTGGTGATTGTGTTGTATGATGTGAAAATGGATGAAAGTGAATTTGCCTGGGGACGGTATTATGGTGTATGGGTATTTTTTGATTTTTGTAACGATTTGGTGTGTTGGTGTGTTTATCTTTAACGATTTACATATAATTGGGTGGGGGTGTTTTATTATGGGGGGTGGTGTTTATATTGTTATATATATATAATAGGTATATATTGGCTTAGAAATACGCGAATATGAACAATTAAATATTTATAGTCATGATTGAAAAGATTACGAAAACTAATTTCACTCCCAGTAAGCTCGCTGTTCCGGCCTATGCCGAGAAGGTAAACGAGATCATTGAGAAGCTTAATGATGTGGCTCCCGTGGGATCCCTGTTATATGTAGATGGCATACTCTCTGCCAATCCCCTTGTCTATGGTTTTCCTATCTGGAACGGTGTTGACCCTTCAGACTGGATAACATTTATGGATGACTTTGTTAATATGCCTCTTGATAGTGGCGAGATCACTCATTGGGCCATAACAAGAGGTGGTGGAACAGCTTCTGCTGCTGTTACCTCAGCTGATGGCCTTGGTGGATGGTTAAGCATTACCAGTGACGGGGATAACAATGATGATTGTTATGTCACTTCGCGTAGTGAAGCCTTCCTGTTTGATACGGATAAGAAGGTGGCCTTTAAAGCTCGTATACAGCTTACCGAGGCTGCCACTGATGATTCCAACTGGTGCGTAGGGTTCAGCGATACCGTGGCTGCCGACTTCCTGCAGGATGATGGTGCCGGTCCAGCTGCCACGTATGATGGTGCTGTATTCTTCAAGGTTGACGGTACCATGGAGATACAGTTCGAGACATCGAATGCCGGCACACAGGTAACACAGAGCCTATGTACCTTTGTCACAGCAACGACATATAACCTGGCCTTTATCTTTGACTATAATGACGGTGTGACAGGATATATCACTCCTATAGTCAATGGTGTGGCTTACTCACGTCATGCTATCACTATAGCAGGGCTGCAGGAGATGCATATCATCATGGGTGTTAAGTCCGGTGGTGATGCAGAAGAGACCCTTCTTGTGGACTATGTGGCCGTGGCACACGAGAGAAGGTAATAAGAGGATTTTTCGGTCCCATATATTTTCTTTCTTAATTTTTCTTTTATAGTTTGTCCGGGTAGCGAATCAAAGTAGCTGCCCGGATTTTCTATTTTGGATAGTTTTTGCGTAAAAACTGGTCATTTTTCTTGACTCGTATTATATAAAAACATATATTTGACTAGTTTTTGTAGAATAAGTGGTCATATATGGAGATAAGTGATGGTCATAAGTGGGTTCTTTTAAACAATGAGCAAGGTGTGGGGTGGATAATAACAGATGTGAGCATGATAGCCGAGTTTCTTAGTGTCAGCCCCTCCACGGTAAGGCGAAGGATCCGTAATGAAGGTGAGGATTTTTCTCTTAATGGATACCGTGTTATGAGCCTTCCTTATTATAAAAGCCGTAGAGGTAAAAAAACGTAAAAAACAATGTCATGGGCTACAATGGAAGAGATAAAAGGATGGACCCTGGGGGAAGCAACTTCAACCAGCAGTACAAAGACTATATCACCAGGCGTAGGCAGATGCTTGACTTTCTGATGAATCCCAAGGTGCTTAATAAGATGGAGGGCACCCGTTATGAGGTCTATGTGTTCAATATGCCCGGTGGACAGACATATGTAAACCTTAATTAATAACATATAGTAGCAGTATGGAGATAAAGCTATGAGATATTTAATACTTACGGACCACCCAAGTAAATATAATGACCTGCGTGTGTCCAAGAGCCAGAAATACCTTGTTGACAGTAAGACATTATATATACCACCTATGGTGGCCAAATTCTTTTGGGTGCCGGGGTATACATGGATGGTATGGCTGATAACCCTTTTCTATCGTTTCGATGCCCTCTATTGCCACGACCTGTTCCTCAGCTGTGCAGGCGTGAAGAGATGGAGAAGAAAGAAAGTAATATGTGACCTGCATGAGAATTTCTACGATTGCTTTAACCATGCCAGGTTCAGGTTCAGGTTCCTTAAGTGGTTCTTTCGCCCTGCAAGGATAAACAGGATGATACGTAAGGTCAAGAAGCATGGCACCATTGTCACCGTGACAAAGGGCATAGCCGACATGTATGGTACAGACCTGTACTATCCCAATGTAGGTGTTAACAGCAATGAGTCATTGGGTGTCATGCATAAAAGGCTTGTCTTTATTGGTCGTGACCGTGGCCTCAAAGATGTAGATCATGATATATACCATATAAAAAGTGAATGCACCGTCTTTCTCAAGATAAGAGGCATAGGGCTGTTGCCCAATCCCGATAATCCACAAAACAACCATGCCAGCCCTAACAAGCTGTTCTGCTATATGAATAGTGGCATGCCCGTTGTCTGTGCCAGTCACATGAGAGAGGTGGTCAAGGTTATTGATAAGTATGGATGTGGCTATTATGAAGATACCATTGATCAGGCCATAAAAAAAGCAATGGATGATCCATATATAGGTATCAAGGCTGACAATGCGAAGAGAGCCGTGATAGACGAATATAATGAAGAGAATCTTGTTGTTCCATTTTTTAAAAGTATACAGTAATGAAAGATATAAGAAAGGTCAGATGGGAACTGGCTAAGAAGCTTAAGAGAGGCAAACCATTTATCTTCAAGCCTACGATGAGATGTAACCTTAACTGCCCCTATTGCAGCGTTAATAAGGCACATGGCAGGGCCCCGGTATTTGATGAATATGGTTATAATTACTGGCTTAGCAAGATAAAATATACCGATAATGTGAGACAGGTAACTATCAGTGGTGGTGAGCCGGGGCTATATAAGGGCCTGTCCGATCTTGTCAATGAACTGGTGGATGATAAGTACATAGTGCTGATCTTTACCAACCTGACAAAGATAGATGAGTTCCTTAAGATCAAGAAGACATGGAGGGTCATCTTCCTTGCCAGTTATCACCCTGTCTTTGCCCTTGATAAGTACCTTGAGAACTATTCCTTCCTTTTCAGCCGTTTCTATATAACGGCAAGGGAAGTGCTTAAGAAAGGGCATGAGTCAGAGAGAAGGCTTGACTTTAGCAAGATAAAGTATGAGTACGAGTTTCAGGATGATGAGTATGTTGAAATATATGCTCCTGACGGAAGGCTGTTCTACAGCTGTCATGAGCTTGACCAGGCAGGGAGGTAGTTATGACTGAAGGATTTGAACTGCTCATATCAATAATTATAATATCAGTATTTATATACCTGGTGTTTAAATATCTCGGTGATGATAGGAAAAGCAAACAGTAAGATCTGGATAACAAAAGAGGAATGGGATGCTCATAAAGCTTATGAGCAGCAAATTCATAATAAGCTTGTAAAAGATATAATAACAAGGAAAAGCCTTCCATGGTTACTAAGAATGCTTGGGTTTAAGTACAGGTGGAAATCTAAAGTCCTCTCTAAGCCTAAGCAGGTTGAGAATGGTTCATATATGTACACTATTCAGATAATTGAAGTACATATAGTATTGTTTAATATTGTTTTTAAGAAGATAAATTTACTAAGTAATGAGCCATAAAGATTGTAAGGTGATAAAGCTCATACCCGAGCATAATCCCAAAAGGAAGATAACGATATATCCTGAGCCGGAGATAACAAAGAAGGATGTTGATGAGTTTTTTGACAAATACATCGCAGGGGCAGACCCTGTAGATGACTATCATATAACTATAACAAAGAAATCAGATTTAAAAATTAAGAAAGATGAATGATTCAAAGATTTTTAATATTGTATTGAGAAGGGATTTTTTCCCTGTGACGAATACTGTATTTCTTGCCCTGTCAAGAAATGCCAGTGGTAATGACATGAACCTTGAACTTGAGATAAGTGGCGATATTAATAAGGGATATAATAAAGTTCATGTGAGTGTAAGCCTTGCGGCTATATATTATTCTAATAAGAATAGGGATTTCTCAGAATTTCCAACATGCAATCTTATCAAGCCTATAATGACAAGTGGTTTTGAGTATGATATTTATGCAAGCCTTAAGGATCAGATGGAAATAATTCAGGAATCAGACAGGCATATAGCATCTAATATTATACAGTATGTTCTGAAAGGTGAGGACTGGCTTGACTGGAACAAGATCATTAGTGGTGATGCTCCTATCGATGGTAGAGACCGGAGGATCCCCAATAAAGATTTTAAGAGACACAGTTTTGAAAGAAAGTCAAAGGATGGGATAAGTGCTGTAGGTAAGAAAAAATAAGAAACCTATGAAAAAGACAATAATTAGTTTTGTATTAGCTGTTATTTGCCTTAGTGGATTTGGGCAGAAAGACACCTCAATAGTGACACCGACAAATGCAAATTATCTTATTTATGTATCATGGGATTCTATGAATTACTCTGTTGAACCTTATAATGGCAACTACATAACAGTACAAGATCTTATAGACTATCAAGAGTATTGTTATAGTGATAGTGTGCTTTCCCAAAATTTAACATGGTTTGATGTATCAGATAATGCCTTAAAAGACGTATACGAACCACACGAAATACCTACTCTTAACGGTTTCATTAATTGGATAAAAAAGAAATATAAGTAATAATGGCTGAAGACAGACAAATAAAAGAAAAAAGCAGACAGGTTGACTTTAACCGGTTTAATATCAGTGGCACGGTAACGCGTATATACCCTCTGCAGAAGCGTTCAGAACGATTCATGAAGCAAGAATTCAGTATTCGCTTTACCGATATTAACCCTTTTAATAACAGGGTGGCCGAGAGGAATATTAAGTTTACGCTTATCAATGAAGATATACGACTGCTTGAGAATGTGCGTGAAGATGACCAGGTTGAGGTCCTGTTCTATGTCGATGGAAGAGATTACACCAAGGATGGAGTGACCAATAACTTTACCTCTCTGGCTGCCATAGGGCTTGTCAATCTTGACAATATGGATGGACTAAGAGAAGATAAGAAGAAAGAAGAAGATCCGAGAGACATATTTAATAAAGCTATAGATAGTGCTTTTTCCTCTGATGACAACCTTGATATCTTCAGTAAGAAACAGGAGAAAGAAGAGGTTGAGAAAGATGATGACTATAAGGTGATCAAGCCTGCTAAGGAGAAAGAACTTAATGAGACAGAGAAGGAAGCTCTTGAGGACATGGATAAGGAGATAAAAAAAGATTCTCCAGACAAGGCTCTTGATGAATTTGATGATTTACCATTTTAAAACATAATACTATGCTAATATTTGATATTAACTCCATGGTTGAAGGACTTAATACCGACTCATGGTTTGAACTACTTACAAAACAGAACTTATGCATCTATGACGGACAGGGTAAATCAGGCACATGCCTGCCACCATTCGTTGTAGATGACAGGGCAAGCGTTGAGTACGTTGCCATTATCGATGTGAAGACTATGAGCCAGGAACAGCTCGATGTTCTTAACAAGGCTATAAGGAACCTTGCTGAAGATAAGTACAAACAGAATGAGGAGGCCAAGCTGCTGTTACAGCAGAATAATGAGAGGCTGATAAAGTACCTTAAGGACCTCAATGATGAAGTTGAGGGAAAAGATAAAGATGAATAAAAATAAATGTATTCATTAATACTTTATCAAGCTATTCATTAATATTAATATTTACGTAAACATTAATACTATATCAATTAATACATTAATACTATGCCAGAAAAAACAGTAATTTACGAAAAGACAGGGAGAGTCTGTAAGGTAACTCCCAGGATCCCCATCGAACCTATGAGAGGAATGATTATCATGGATGTTATCGATGTTAGGAGTGAAATTGAAAAACGAATGGAAAAGCAGAAACTACAGGTGCCTGACAAAGAGAAGCTACAGAACCAGATACGGCAGGAGATGCAGAGTAAAGGCGTGACTGAAGTATATAAGGAACACCCGGACCAGGGCATTATAATGGCTATAAGACCTGAAGATGCAGAGGAACATGGTTTATCAGTTGGAGATAAAGTGATGTACCTTGGAATAAAAGATGCTGCATACGTGGTTGTTTTCAATAAGAAAGTATATCGTGCATATCGTGTATCATCACTTATATCCAGGTACTTAACAGAACAGACCTGATCCCCCTACCAAACACTTTACGTGTACCCGTAGCCACCCCGGTTACGGGTTTTTTATTTATGTATACATTAATTCCTTGACATTCTATTAATTTATTCGTTAATTTACAGTATTAATTTATACATTGATAGAATATACAGGTATTCATTAATATAATATCAACATGGAGATTAACAGCAAACAGGAGTCCATCCCTGTCAAAACAACAGAGGAAAGGTTCTTTATCGAATATCTCATTATCAAGAAGCCTTTTTTAGAGATCATACTTAGCAAGGTCAACAAGACGAAGGTTGTTATCCATCCCAAGCCATTACGTGTATTCGCATTACTGCTGTACTATAATTATCTTTATCGTGAATATGATGATGAGATCAAGTGGAAGATGGTCTTTGACTATGACACGAAGGTAAGGATAATGGAAACGCTAGATATAAGCGAAGGACAGCTTAACACCTACCTGTCAACACTGAGAAACATTAAACTACTGAACGGTAAGAGCATAAGCAAGCCGTTCATTTTTTATCCGGAAAGTGGCTTTGAGCTTACTTTCCGTTTTGATTTTAATGGCAAAAGTGAAACTACCGAAGCATGAAGAGCCAGGTGACAAAACGTATAATCCGGGAGATAGCAGCAGAGGAAGGCATGAGTGAATGGGCCGTACACCTTATAGTGTCCAGCCAGTTTGAGAACACTGCACGTATAATGCGTAGTGCTGAGCCTGATAAACCTGAGACATTCAAGGATATCAGGCTTAATGCCTTCTGTAACTTCAAGGTTATAAAGAAACGGTTCAAAAGGTTTAAGGGGCGTGAACATTATGAAAAAGAGAAAAGGGATCGCTCTTACCAGAAAAAAATAAAGAAATAGCATGAAGAACAGTAATGAAGGAATGTCAAATATTACCAGCAACAGCTTCTTTGTAGAGAAGAATAACAAGCTGATGATCAACCCAAAGGTTCTGATAGTGCCTGAATTCAGGGAGATATGGGAGAGAGACAGGAGTGTAAGGAAGACAAAAGCTACCAATGAGCTTATATATGTCTACCTGATGAGCGACTTTGACAGTGAATATAATGCTTATGGACTAAGCAAGGAAAGCATGATAGCCAGTGATGTTTTTAATGATAAGAGGTACAGGCCGGATCCTGTAGTTAAGAAAGCTATATATAAGTACGAGATATTGCAGCAGTCACCATCAATGAGGTACCTTCGTGCCATACGCAACAGGATAGACCAGAACATAGGATACCTGGACAAATTCATGAAGAGGGAGAACAAAAAGGATGATCCCGACTTTATAGCTATCAACCAGGCTACACAGGCCATGCAGAAGATGGAAGATGTGCTTGAGAAACTGGAGAAATGGGAAAAGAAAGTGTATCATGAAGAGGAAGATATGCGTATAAGGGGTGGTGGAGTGCTTAATGTATTTGAAGATCCACAATCAGCCGAGTGGAACAGGAAAACTAAAGCTATGCAATGAGGTTAACAATAGAACAGCTAAAAGAACAGAGGATAGGCTTATATCGCAAGGAGCCACATTATAATGCTGATGAATTTACTGTTGCAGCACAGCATTTTAAGGAGTTTGGTGCATACACCAACCATCCTGTCAACACATCACCGAAGAGCAAGTGGTATAAGTTTTGGGTCGAGGAAGCACGGAGAAGCGTGTATGGATATAATATAGGTCGTGACTATATACCAGGATATTTCTACTGGTACCTTAATTACTGTCCTATCGAAAAAGCTGTTCCTATTGAAGATGCAGACAAAGAGAGCATATTCACCCTTAATGAGAATAACCTTTCCTACAGTGATGATGATGATATATTCGGACTGACCATACCTGATGAAGATGATTATGATACCTTTATGGCAGAGAGGGTAACATCATTCCCCGATTACTGGGATTACGACTATAAATACTTTCACTACCTCAATGAGGCAGAGATAAATGGTGAGCATGCCGCTGTCCTTAAGACCAGGGGCCGTGGATACAGTTATAAGGGTGGATCAATGCTTAACAGGAACTTTTATCTATTGCCAAGAAGCAAGTCCTATGCTTTTGCCAATGAGAAAGAATACCTTATCAGTGACGGACTGCTTACTAAGACATGGGATATGATGGGCCATATAGAGACACATACACCATGGGGCAAGCGTAAGGCACGGACAGATACCATGATGCACAAGAAAGCATCGTATCTGAAGATGCATAAAGGCATACAGAGTGAACTGGGATTCTTAAGCGAGATAATAGGCGTGTCCTTCAAGAATAATCCTGATAAAGCCAGGGGTAAAAGGGGTAAGTTGATATTATGGGAAGAGTCAGGTGTATTCCCTGACCTGTTGAGAGCGTGGAATATAGCACTAAGCTCAATGGCACAGGGCAGGATGGTTTACGGATTGATGGTGGCTTTTGGTACCGGTGGAACAGATACAGACGACCTTCTTGGCCTTGAGACACTATATAGTCGTGGCAAAGGATACAAGGTATATATGATACCCAACAAAATAGAGCCAGAGATGGGGTATGATAAGACAGGCTTTTTTGTAGGTGAGCAGCATAATAATGAAGCTGCCATGGATAAGAATGGTAATAGTCTTGTTGATAAGGCCATGGGTATGATAGAAACAGATCGTGAACAGATCCTCAAGGACAGCCAGAACAGGGAATCGTACCTCAGGTATATAGCAGAGAAACCAACAAAGCCATCGGAAGCACTGTTGCAGATAGGAAGCAACATGTTCCCTATAGATCTGCTGAAGCAGCATAAGGCATACCTTCTTACTCATAAAAGCACATGGCTTGATAGCACATGGATAGGCGACCTGATGCCTAATCCAGAGACAGGAGAGCCTGAGTTTAAGCTTGCCCCTACAATGAGCATCATAGACCATTATCCACATGATGATATAATGGACTGGTCCGGTGCTATAGCGATATATGAGCCACCGATAAAGAATCGTGATGGGATAATACCATTTGGAAGGTATATAAGTGGCAATGATAACTATGATCATGATGATGCTACAACATCATCACTGGGCAGTACATTCATACTTGATCGTATAACCGAAAGGATAGTGGCTGAATATACAGGCAGGCCGATAACAGCTGACAGGTTCTATGAACGTAATCGTATGTTGCTTGAATATTATAATGCCAGGCAGAATTTTGAGAATAACCTTCGTGGTCTAGAGCAGCACATGCGTAAAGTGAGAAAAGACCATCTTCTTGTAGACACGCCTGAGATAATAAAGGACAAGGTGGCTGATGCAAGGGTGCTGAACAGGAAAAAAGGCACTCCGGGAACAGCACCGATAAAGAAATATGGTATGCAGAGGATCCTTGAATGGCTGCTTAGAGAGGTAGAGAAAGGAACAGGGATATACAACCTTCACAAGATACGCAGCATAGCCCTTCTTGATGAGCTTATATACTGGAACAGTAAGGGTAACTTTGACCGTGTGGATGCCCTGATATACCTTTTTATCCTTCACGAAGATATGTATCATCATATACCCGATCCTGAGCAAACTAACAAGCCAAAAATACATCCTTTTTTCGCTGAAAATCCACTTTTTAAGCAGAATATGAAAGATAACAATAAAATTATAATGTCAACATCCAATAATAAAACCCTTTTCAAGCAATGATTAGGAATATATATCATATTATAATAATTTGCACATAATCATAGCAGTAATAAAAATAAAACTACCGAAATATGGCTAATTCTACAGGAACAGACAGTAGTACAAATGTGCTAAAGTTTCCCCGACAAAAGATATCACGTAAAGAGAAGACTGAAGACTGGGCAATAGAGAACATCAAGGCCGGCATAGCTATAAGCAATTATGATCCTGGCAAGATGCGTAAGACAAAAGACCAGATGGATCTTAACTATCGTCTTATATCAGGTGACTTTGATGAGAGTGACATAGACAAATCACTAAACCCTATGGGATTTAAGGGCGTTAATTTCCCTGCCAAGGTACAGAACTACCCTATAGAGCTAACAAAGATAGGAGTGCTGAAGGGTGAGGAAGTTTCAAGGCCTTTTAACTGGTTCCTCAGGGCCACAAATGACCATGTTGTTATAGAGAAACAGGAAAGGGAGTCTGACGAGGTGCAGAACTATATAGCTGCAGCAATGATTAACAGGGATCTTAGCAACTCCCAGATAAAGAAAGACCTGACAAAGATGAAAAGGTACTATACCTATGACTACCAGGATCTGCGTGAAGAGATGGGTACCCGACTGCTCGAACATATATGGGGAAGCCAGAAAGTACCTATACTGACAAGTGAGGCATTCTATGATATAGTGACCGTGGCTGAAGAGGTGTATGCATGTGACATATTCCATGGCGTGCCAAAGAACAGGAAGGTGAGACCGAATGAGCTATCAGTAGTAGGTAACGGTAACAGCATATATCTTGATGACAGCATGATCTTTGTCGAAGACACGATGATGAATGTAGGCAGTGTGCAGGATCTATTCTATGATGAGCTTACCGAGGAACAGGTTAAGATGCTTGACGATGGAAGCCTGGCCAATAAGTATGACAGCAGTAATAATATTGTGCTTGCAGGACCTGTAAATCTTGAAGAGGAATATGCCATACAATATGGTACACAGCTGATACCTATATCAAGCAAGGACACCTTTAAGTTTGGTGGCAGCTTTGACCAGGAAGGAAATGTGAGGGTCATACGTGTTGTATGGAAGAGCAAAACGAAAGTGGGTAAGCTGACATACTATGATGAAGACGGGGAAGAGCAGTATGACTATGTATCGGAATACTACAAGGCTGATGAAGCCAGGGGAGAGAAGATAAAATGGGAATGGATAAGCGAATGGTGGCAGGGATACCGTATAGGCAATGATATATATGTTAAGATGGAACGCCTTCCAAGGCTGGGCATGACATATGAGAACCCTTCAAAAGTATTACCACCCTATGTAGGAACGATATACACCATGGGTAATAAGGCATATTCGCTGGTAGATAGGATAAGACCATACAAATACTTATATAATATAACGATGACAAGGGCTGAGATGGCCAGTGCACGTAACAAAGGCATACTGGCAGAGATGGACCTTGCCAGGGTGCCTGAGGGATGGGATCCTGAGATATGGATGATGTATGCAGAGCTTAACGGTTACTTCGTCACTGACTCCTTCAAGCAGGGTAATGAGGGTGCTGCCACAGGTAAACTGCTGGCTACTCTTAATAACCGTGCTCCTTCATCTATGAACCTTGACTCTTCACAGGTGATAATATCCAACCTTGAGTTTGCCAGGTATATAAAGAACGAGATAAACGAGATAACCGGCATCACACAACAGAGGGAAGGAATGATGGGTAACCGTGAGACCCTTGGTGGCATCAATCGTTCATTGCAGCAAAGCACATTCATAACGGAAGAATATTTCTATATACACGACAATACCAAGCTACGGCTGCTTGAGCTTAACCTTGAGACAGCCAAGCACTGCTATAAGAATGAGAAGCTGTCCTTGAGTGTTATGGATGACGGGCTTATAAGCAAGGCCCTTGAGGTTGATGGTGCCATGCTTAGTGAGACATCATTCGGCTATTACCTTAGTGACGGAAGGAACGACCTTGAGCTTATCAACTTTGTTAAGCAATACGGTCATGCTGCACTGCAGAACGACAAGGCCAAGTTTAAGGATATCTTCGAGGTCATGAAGACTAAGAGCATAGCTGCCATAGGCAACAGGCTGCAGGAAGCTGAACAGGATGCAGAAGATGAGCGTACCCATGAGCTACAGTCACAGATGGAACAGCAGAAGCAGATAGCCATGGATAATATAAGATGGGAACAGATGAAGTTCGAGCAGGAACAGCAGATAAAGATAAAAGAGCTTGAGGAAAGACTGCATGAGAAGCTACTTGACCTTGAGATGCTGAGGATAAAAACGGACAGCACGAACCAGCTTGAGAATAAAAGGATAGAGGCTGATATAGAAAATATGAAGGCCAAGATAAAGCTCGAATATGATAAACTGAGGGATAAGAATGAGCAATTCAACAAAGAACTGGCACAGGAGAGAGAACAATTCAATAAGGAGATAAGGCTTGAAAGCAAGAAGCTATCACAACCTGCGGCGACAAGCAAATGATAAATTAATGAATACGTTGATAGACTATTAATTTTATTTTGATACTCTATTAAAAATAAATTAATATTTACTAACGATAAAAATATATAATGAAAATCTGATTTGACAGTTATAGTGGTGAAATAAGTTGAATCATGATCTATTAAATTGTAAAATTGTTTTAAATAAAAAAGCATGGAAAAGCAGAAAAGTAATCAATCAAGCGTGTTCGATGGATTTGATATCGAAGCTATTGAACAGGGGTTGTCTATGAAGATACCTTCAACGCAACAACAAACAGATTCCGGTGGTGAGGGATCTGGTGAAGAGAAAGAGAAACTAAAAGTAGAGTTACCTGTTGGTGACGACAACCTTATTAAAGTTCCTGACACGAAAGAAGAATGGGAACAGATGTATGGTAAACCGGAAGAAAATACAAATGAAGAAACAATTCCGGCAGCAAGTGGAGAGACTGATGGTGGTGAAACAAAAAAGGAGGAAACCGATGACACTGGTCAGGGTGAAGGGGAGGATGCCAAGATCAAAGAAGATTCACCACTTTATCTCCATGCTGCTACTCTTCAGGAAAAGGGCATCCTTCCAAACCTTGACTTAGACGAACTAAAAGAGCTTACCTACGAAGAGGCAGAAAAGTACATCTTTGATAAGCAACAGGAATATATCGATAAGGGCCGTGATGAATATCGCGAGTCACTGACCGATAGCCAAAAGAACTATCTTGAGATGATAGACAAGGGTGTACCAGACGATACTGCTCGCCAGCAGGCATCACTTGAGAAAGCTTATGGAGATCTTACCGATGAGGTTCTTGCAGATAATGAAGAGCTGATGGAGAGTGTCATATATAATGCCAATAAGATCAAGGGCCTGAAAGATGAGAAAATAAAGGTTATCATCGATAAGGCCAGGGAAGATGAGAAGCTTTTTGAGGAAGCCAAGGATGCCAAGGCTGACATTGATGCTTATCTTGCCGAGCAGAAACAGGACATGCTCAACAAGGCACAGGAGAGAGAGGATGAAGCCAGGAGGGAAGAGGAAAGGATAAGGGCAGATGTTGAGAAGAGTGTCAATGAGACAAAGCATATCCTTCCGGATATAGAGGTTACCGAGGCACAGAAGAAAAGGATACTTGAGTATATGACCAAGCCGGTTGACTATGTTAACCATAATGGCAGGCGTATACCTGTCTCAAGGATCAACCAGAAGCGTAACGAAGATAAGATCAATTTTGATATCAGGCTCAATTATTATATTGAGCTTGGTCTTTTTGATAAAGATGCTAACCTGTCCAAGCTGATGAAAAAAACCAACAGCACGGCAGCAAAGCGATTCTCTGAAAAGCTCAGGGGTGATGATACCTCTGAGAGTATTAAAGTAAATAAGCCTGGTGGAGAAACGGGAAAGAAGAGTAAAATAATTTTTCCACCGGAAATACAATAACTAATAAATAGTAATAATTATGAAACTTATTTCACCATTACAGGAGTATGAACCACAAGATTTTAGTGGTCTTGTGACTACAAACCATCTTGGTGCTCTCTATCAGGAAAAGCCTACTGAGACATCAAAGCTGGTAACGATGATGTATCGTACCAATGTCGGGATGAATTTCGGCATGGTACTTAAAAACTTCGAACCACTATACCTTGATACTGATGCTGATTTTCGCTGGCATCTGCAGGGTGACTCAAACAAGAACATTCCTCTGATAGGGGCTATGGTCAATGGATCTGATATCTCTGCAACTACCAAGACTGGTATAGCAGGAGCCAGGTTTGACCTTATATTTCCTGAGAGGTATTTTTCTGACACTAACATAATCGTTGGTGAAAAGAACCAGGTTTATCCTATCCGTATTGTCGGCATACCTGAACCTTATGGAGCAGGTCTGTGGCTATACCATTGTGAATTGCTTACAGGAGATCAGACCCTATACATACCATATAGTGAACTGACAGCTGGCAAGCGTTTCAGTAAGGAATGGTCTCTGGTAAGTAAGACTCTGTCCGTTAAGGGTGGAACACCGTCATACACCAGTCCATTCGCAATGAGGAATGTCTTCTCAATGATCCGTATGGAAGATACTCGCCCTGGTAACATGATATCAAGGCCCGTAGCTTTCTCATGGCCGGCAATAGATGAGAATGGTAAGCAGAAATTGTTTACCACATGGACTCAGTATGCTGACTGGGAGCTTGAAAGGCAGTTTCAGGATATGAAAGACAAGCTTCTCAACTTCGCCACCCTCAACAGGACTGATAATGGCGAATTCCTGCAGAAAGGTATATCAGGCTTCGAGCTTGAGCAGGGAGCAGGTCTTGAGCAGCAGATCGAATCAAGTAATATATCATACTACAATGGTTATGAGCTTGACATCAAGTGGCTGACCGAGCATATCATGGACCTTACTGACAGTGAGAAAGGATATGGAGAGACCAGGCGTATCATCATGCGTACAGGTAAGTGGGGTGCTTACAACTGGCATCTGGCTATCAAGGATTACTCAGCACTCTATACACCTCTTGCTACAAATGATATGATATATAAGACTGGTGACGGCTTCGGCTTCAAGGATAACTTCCTTGAGTACCGTGGACCCGATGGTTCTATTGTCAGTGTTCTTGTTGATCCTGCCTATGATGACAGGGCACGTAACAAGATCAAGCACCCAAGCAACAAAGGTGTAGCCAAGAGTTATGAGTATCAGATACTCAACGTTGGTAAAGTTGGTGGAGAAGATAATATCAGGCCTGTATACCAGAGGGGAGCAGATGATATATTCGGTATGGAGCCGGGTCTTCGTGATCCCTTCCAGCCCAATATGCCTTCACGCTTCATGTCGACAGGTAAAGATGGATATACTATCCACAGAGGATTTGTTGGTGGCATAATGGTTAAAGATCCTACAAGGTGTGCAACCATCAGGCCAAACGTTCTTGCTCCGTAAGAGAAAAGTGGTAATTAATTTTTAATAAATAAATTGTAGCAGCATGGAAAATATTACAATGGAACAACAGAAAACGGGAAATAAGTTAGGTTACATAAGGCACGGAAAAGTGAAGATTGTGCCTATCAAACGATCAAGTGACTGGTTGCCACCGGATTCAGACAGTGCGTTCTTGAACACCGGGGCAACAGTCTCTTATGTCGTACCTTTACATGCCCGTACAGGCTCTATCGTTGATCCCCTTGAGGATCTGACAGATGAGCAGAAAGATAAGGTCGCCAGGGAACTGGGTCTGGAAAGCAGGGAAGAGCTTAATCCACGAAGAAAGCCGAGTGAGAATTTCTGGCTTAACAGGAACGTGGTGATAGATAAGAACGGACTGTTTCTTGACCTAACAGATGTAGGTGACTTTATCAAGTTTAAGATTCTTCAGAGCAATAAAGAATATATAGCTCCCTCATGGTCCGACAGGTATGAAAGGGGTGAGTATAAATTCGCTATTGTGTTCGAGGAAGAGCAGTATAAGCTTAAGCTTAATGAGATCGATTCAAAGAGGGAGGCTTATATGCAGTTTGGCAAGATCGATGGCAGCAGCAAGAAGATGGCTGACTTTTTATGGATATACTATCTTGTTGAGCCAAAGAGCAAGAGACTGCCGAACAACCCTTCCATGGAATATATGAAGAGTACTATTGGTACTATCATTGAAGAGTCACCGGGCAAGTTCCTGAGTATACTTACGGATCCACACTTTGAGACAAAGGTTATCATACAGAAAGCTATGAACCATGGCCTTATTCATCGTGATGGTATGTCTTTCAGGATATTTAATGAGAATATGCAGCTTAACTCGCTGGATGAGCTTGTTAATTTCCTTGAAGATGAAAGGAACAATACTATCCGTCTTTCACTGATAGGTAAGACTGAGATGCTTGAGAGTGGAGTTAGTGAGAGCAAGGATGAGACAAAGATGGCTTCACAAACAAAGGAGTATGATGATGAGAGGGAAAAGCTTCAGCAGCAGAATGATGAGCTGAAGAAAAAGCTTGAAGAGCTTGAGAAGAAGATCGGTGGTGTAACAGATAAGAAGAAACCAATCAAGCGAACTGCCAAGCCAAAGGTTGAAGCCAGGAAAGATGATAATGTTAAAGAGGTCAAGCCCAAAGAGGGAGAAGACAAAGAGTAATAATTAATATCTCCGGATATGACGGAAGCTGAGATGGTTGATGCGTTCAGGATTCACTATGATATAGCTAATCTTGACGGCCCTGAATATGAGGATAATGAGATATATCCCCTTCTTAATAATGCTCAGGTGATAGTAGTCCTGGACAAGCTTAGGAAGGGGGAACTTTCTCATATTACCAACGTGATAGAGAACGAGACAGGCAACCTTGCTGCAGGACTGGCCTTCAGCAATACGCGAAGGTTCACACCTACAGAGGAATATATAGGCTTTATCAGCGCCAAGATGAAAGGTACACGTACAACATTCAAGGCTACC